TATGCCGTCTTGTCCCGCCTGCAACGCTGTGGCTACCAGCAGGAAAAGACCATCCCTACCCTCTGTACCCAACCCTTCTTTATCCATCGCTGGCGTCAACGCGAGTTGCGATCTGTTATTCAAACCCTCATGGTTCCTGATTTTCTTATCTGGCATCCCACCAAATATCCCGAGGGTTGCCTGCTCGAATGCAAATGGCAGGAAGCGAGCGGCTCAGCGGAGGCCAAGATTAAGATCGTCATCGAGTCCCTACTGGCAACTCCCTTCCGCGCTATCGTCATTCTGAATGGCCCTGGGTTTAGTCGGCGGTATTTAGACTATTATAAGTCGCTGGAGAATGAGCGATTGATTGTGATTACGTCATCGGATGAGCTTATGGTACGCATGAATAGGGGGCTGTTCTAGTGGGCCAACTGATCGAGGAAATTCAGGCAATCCCCGTGCGCGCTATTCGTATGGGTACTCGCAAGCGCGCGCTCAATGAGAAGAGTGTTCGAGAGATTGCCCAGAGTATTGAGCGACAAGGGTTACTCCAGCCTATCGGCGTGAAATCCTGTGTACCACATGCAGAGAGTAACGATGGTGTCCAGTGGGATCTGGTCTTTGGTGCCCATCGTTTAGCCGCCTATGCATTGTTACAGTGGGACATGATTGACGCCCATATTCTCCCGCCCGATCTTCGTGAAGAAGAATATACCCTCATTGAACTGCAAGAGAACAGTGCACGGAATGATTTGACCCAAGCCCAGCGCAAAGCCTATGCGGCAGAAGTTGGCACGATCTTGGCCAAAATGCAGAATGATGGCACTGTGGCCAATGGCCAAAAAAATTGGTTTGCTGAAATGGCCAACACCTCTGCTGTGCCCTTCAAGACACTTCAAAATTGGTGGTATAGCTTCTGTACTGAAACTGAGCGCACTATTACTCCGAGGCAAGCGCTTGACCGTGACCGTGATGCTTTCTTTACCTGGCTTCAGGAACAACGTGAACGGGAAGAAGCCGAGAAAGCACGGCGCCAAGCTGAAGCACAAGCTGCCCGCCAGCGACAAGATTTTGCTGATGCACTGGAGAACCTAGAAACGTTGGCCGCTGATTATGGGCGTGAGGTGGTCATTACTGAGGTTGTTGACGTGTTTCTGGCACAAGAACCGCAAGCATAAGGAGGCATGATGACGCCGGTTGGCCAGATACCTCTGCTCCAACACTTGAAGGCTCTTGGGGCGCTCTATGCTGAGGCGCGTGCCATCGCCGCGCCGTATGATGCCCAGCTCAAGCACCTCGAAGTCGCCCGTGCAGATGCGACGGCGGCCCTCACCTTCCAGATTGAGACTTTGCAAGCCGTGATTCGTCCCCTACTCCTTGCTGAGCATCGCTCGATAAGCGTTGAGGGCTGTCTCGCCACCTATTGTCATAAAGAGACCTGGGATAATGAGGCGCTCCGTCGCTTTGCGGAGGAAGTTCCGACAGTCTTACAATGTTTGCGAGATAGTTCCTATGTCGTCTTTCGGCGCACAGAGAGAGTGAGAAAGGCAGTCCCATGACGAGACCTCAGCGCGCGCGTGCGCAGGAGCCTTGTGGATGGGATGCGCCCGCCCTCACTCCGCTCGACTATCTGCACCGCTACTGGCGCCAGGTTGCGCCTACCGACCGGCTGCGCTTCTTGTGCGAGATGTTGACGCCAAACGAACGCCGGGCGATTCAGATGGGGTTCGAGGATGAGGCAGAGGAAGAATCCTGATGTCCCCTACTCCCTGGCCCCGCCGCGTGCTGAGCGCGATCCCTCCCATGCAGGATAGGCTGTGGGTCGGCATCGTGCTCTTGACGATCCTCATGTGCGGGGTCACGCTGGGGCTCACGCTGCGTGACCTACGCCGCGCCGCCCCTGTGCCCGAGTCTTCCGCGCTCCAGCACCAACTCGATAGCCTAGAGCAGCGGGTGCGGATGTTAGAACAACGCCTGCCATGAAATAGTCCTTGACATTTTACTTCAACTCTCACACCCTCTAGCCACAATTTGCTCTCGCCTATGGCGAGATCCGCCTCTGTCTCTCAAGCGGCCTTCGGGAACACGATTCCTGGGGGCCGCTTTTTTTGTGTCCCCCTACCACGACGGGACGTTGTGGTGGCTGTTCCATGCCGGCGGGAGGCCGGCCCAACCACGCAACCGGGAGGGTTGTCGAGGTGCTGAAACAAAGTTACGACAGTCAAAGCGAGATTCCATCTGGGCTTCAGGAGCACTATGCCGAAAAAGACGGCAGGTGGCTCGTGCAGACGGACCCTGCGGTGGATCAAGCGCTCGAACTCAAGAATGCCTTGAACCAGGAACGTGGCTTGCGCCGCGAGACGGAAAAGCAACTCCTTGAGTTGAAGACGAAGTTCGAGGGCGTCGATCCCGAGGACTACCGCAAGCTCCAGGATCGTGTCAAAGGGCTCGATGACGCCGACGTCTACGATAAGCAGGGGATCGAGGTCCTGATTGCCCGGCGTACCGAGTCGATGAAGAACGACCACGAGCGCCAACTCGCCACGCTGAAGCGCGAGAACGACCATCTCAAGGCCACGAGTACCGACCTGGATCGCCGCTGGCGCCAGGACCGCATCAAAACGGCACTCCTTGATGCCGTGACCAAATCGGGCGTCCACGAGAAAGCGGTTGACGATGCTGTGCACCGGGGCCTGAGTGTCTTCACCGACCTGGACGAGAAGGGCAACGTCATTGCCAAAAATGGCGAGGACACGATTTACGGCAAAGACGGCGTGAACGCGCTCAATCCCAGCGAGTGGATCAGCACGCTCAAGTCGAGCGGCCAGGCGTCGCACCTGTGGCCCAGCTCCTCCGGGGGCGGTGCCCCGGCGCATCACGGCGGCAATGGCGCGGGCGGGATTGACTGGAACTCCATTACGAATCCGGCTGAACGCCTCACGCGGTTCCGCGAGTGGCAGGCGACCCAACAACGCTAATCCCCGCCCCTGACGAGCCTCCTGGCAGGGCGCTAAGGCAGGGCGAGGGACCATCCACTATGGAGGAAACACCCTTATGGCCCTGACCATTGTCGAAGCGTCCAAGCTCAATTCTGGTGACGTCGCCCGCACGGCGATCGTCGAAATGTACGCGAGAAACAGTGACATATTGCGCGTGCTCCCGTTTGAAGGCATCGCCGGGAACGCCTTGAAATATAACCGCGAAGACATCTTGCCTGGTGTGGGATTTCGCGGCGTGAACGAGGGCTTTACTGAGTCGGTGGGCGTGCTGAATCCTATCACCGAGAGCCTCGTCATTGCGGGCGGGGACCTCGACGTCGATCGCTTCATCACGCAAACCATGGGGGCCAACCAACGCAGCGTGCAGGAGGGGCTGAAGGTCAAGGCGCTGGCACACCGCTGGACGCTGGCGTTCATCAAAGGGGACAGTAGCGCGGACCCCCGCGAGTTCGACGGGCTGCAACGCCGCATCCCGCCAGGGAGTTCGCAACTGCTCGATGCGGGGGCGACGTCAGGTGGGGACGCGCTGTCGCTGTTCAAGCTGGATACGCTGATTAGCAAGGTGGATGATCCGAACTACCTGATTATGAACAATACGATGTCTTTGAGGCTGACAGCCGCAGCCCGCGCGACCGGCGTGGGTGGCTTTATCACCTGGGAGCTCAATCAATTTGGCCAACGGGTGACCGTCTATAATGGGATCCCGATCCTCATTGCCAAGGATGATAACGTTGGGAACGACATCTTGCCCTTTACCGAGGCCAATCCCGGTGGCGGCGCAGCGGCCAGTACGAGCATCTATGCCGTGCAGTTCGGCGATGGTGGCCTAGTAGGGATACAGAACCAAGATATAAGCGTAAGAGATCTAGGAGAACTTGAAGCAAAACCTGTTTTTAGGACTAGGGTGGAATGGTACGCCTCAATAGCACTATTCCATGGTAGATCAGTGGCGCGCTTGCGTGGCGTGAAGGATGTTCCTATAGTCGTATAATTACTATAATATATATTCTTAATTTATAAGGAGATAGTACTATGACGACTGCAGTTTATGACGCCGCTCTCTCGCTCCTCACCCCAGGCGCTGCCCTTGTCGCCAACGGCTCTAGCACTGGCGTGTTGCTCTACCCGCGTCAGTTTCCGTCTGCGGATTGGGTTGTCTACGTGTCAGCGGTCGTTGCCACAGGCACCTATACCTTTAATCTCCAGGTGAGCGATCTCGTTGGGGGCACCTATACAACGATAGCCACCATCACGTGGCCTCCGGCTGTGGCCACCGGCAAGTTATCGGTCGGGATTAAGGGCAGCCAGGCCCAGTGGTTTGATAACGATAGCAAATTTCTCCGCGTCAACTATGTGATCGGCGGGACCACCCCTGGCGCGGTCGTGGGATCGTATATCACGCTTCCATCGAATAATGCTGGCTTAGGTGTTGACGTTGGCGACATTTATACGTTTGTATAAGGTTACATAGCACTTATTTGATGGAAGGAGCAGGCCATGCCTCAAAATCCCGTACTCATTTACTCGACCGAAGACGGCACCCCGACGTACATGCACACGGTCGATGCCGCCGAAGCCGTGCGCCTCGGCGACTACACCGCCGCGCCACCGGACGCGAAAGAGCCGGAGCCGGAAGCGCGCGCCTCGGCCATGAGCCGCTTCCGCACCGGCCAGGGCACCACGCATCCCGAACTCCAGACGGAGGAGGAACGCGAGGAGGCCCGTGCCAAGGCCAACGAGCAGGCGGAGCTGCTGGCGGGCGTCCCTGCTGGGGCACAGGTCGTCGTGATGGCGCCGACACCCGCGACTACGCCGAGTGCGCAGCGGACGGCACGGAGTCAGCAGACGGCGGCGAGTAGCGCGAGCCATACGCCCACGCCGCCAGCGCCCAGTAGCACGACGCATCCACCGAGCAGTCCCCCGACGTCGCGGCGCGGTGAGTAGGTGGTGCTACGATGGCGCTTGACGCGACGGCGGGATCACCAACCGCGAACAGCTACGTCACCATGTCGGTAGCGTCAGCCTTCCTCGATGGGCGCTTGCATATTGACGCCTGGGTGGACGCCAGTGGCGCGGAGCGGGAGTCAGCTCTCATCTGGGCCACCCGCCTGCTCGATCAGCAAGTCCGCTGGTACGGCATGCCCACGACGATGACGCAAGCCCTCGCCTGGCCCATGACCGGCATGGTGGATCGCTACGGACGGCCTATCTCCCCCGCGATTGTGCCGACGACGATCCAGGAAGCCACGGCGGTCTATGCGCTGGCCTTGCTCGAAGATACCAGTAGCGAGACGGATAGTGGGGCGGATACGGGGATCAAGATGAAGAAGCTGGGCGCCATGACGATTGAGTTCTTTGAGCACCGGCCTCCCTCCTCGGCGGCGACGCTGATGCCCCTAGAGGTGCGCCAGATGGTGGCACTGTATGGCACGGTGGCCGGCAGTATCAACGTCCCCGTGCTGCGGACGTAGTTATGCCACTCCACCCCGCGCTGGCGGCGATGCTCACGCAGACGGTGCTGCATGCGCCCTAT